AACGTCAGATAGTGACGTTCCACCGTTCACAGCGGCATAGAACGTAGAGAACTTCAACATCTTCTTAACGTCTTCAACTCCAAATGTTTGAGCCACTATTATATTAGATACAAGTAGTAGCAGTATTATTAGTCTTTTTACCATTGTTTTATAGTCACTTATTTTTTTAATTGTTTACCGTTAAAAACTTCCATATTTCTTTTCTCTTTTTACACGTTTACCACCCATTTGTAATATTTTATTAACTCTATCTTTCTCGTATTGTAATCTTCTTATTTCGGACTTTGTAAGACCAAGATTAAATAAACTATCAACTTGTTGTTTTTTTGTAAGATTAAACAACTTTTCTGTTGGTGTCATTTTTTTTATCTTTTCTTTTTTCTTTTCTTCTCTTTTCTTTTTAGCTTTTTCCCTAGAAGCTGCTTTCTTTTTTTCTTTAACAGTTTCTTTAATCTTCCTCATTTTTTGAGTATCACCAAGGTTTAAACTCCAAGTAGTATAACCGCTAAAGAACATTGCTCTTTGAAAAGTTGTATATTGATTATCCGCAGCATTTCTAAGATTTATTGTTTTTTGATACATTCTGTTCGCAGGAAATCCAGCTACTTGAACGTAGTTGGTGACAACTGACCACATAGGATTATCAATATCAAACGTACTCATTTCTTTTATAATATCTTTACTATAATTAACGGTTTTTTCAGCATTAACAATACTTCTAGCTCTAATACCAACAACAGGTGAGAAATTCAATGCTTCCATTAATACAGCACTTTCATCTTTATTGTATTTCTTTTCTCTTTGTTCTAAAAACTTTATTATCATGTTTTTTATAGTAGAAACAGCAACACCGTATATACCAGAGCCCCTTAATATAGTATCTATAGCACCATTAATAACTCTTTCTTTTTTCTTTAATACCTGTTCAGCTCTTTTCTCTTCGTCGTCATCTTCTAGCCCAAACATAACCGCAAATAATGCCGTTTGTAAACCATAGAATATTAAGTTTTGCGCAGCGCCGTAATACAATATTCTAGACATATTAGACATATCGCTTTGCATTTGATTGGTATTAGGCGGGGTAATTCTTCTATTCTTAATATCAGATCCAGCTTTTTTAATTATTCTATTATATTGAGATGGTGTATTTAAAAAGTTTAAGATTAATTTACCCACCCACGCTGCTTGTTGTGCAGAAGTCATATCAGGCCTTGCTGACTGCTGAGTAGCATTTGTTATATCCTGTAAATCAACAAAAGCTTTATCTTCAGCTTCTTTTTTGCTCAAACCATCTTTAATATATTTATTAACTCTGTTCCTATAAAAAGGAGCGCCACCAGTAGCAATAGCTATATTGTCACCAATTTGTGTAGGTAAAAATCCTAGTTTTAATGCTTTACCAGTTATAATAGCCACTTGATCAAACAAATTACCTGGTCTAGCTTTTTTAATAGCCTCTGCCATTTCAGCACCGTTAATATCTGTTTGTAATCCACCACGTCTTTGCTTTAACATGTCTGAGTTAAATATCATTGCAAAGTCTTTCCAGTATTGAGGTTGATTAGCAAAAGCTTTAGCCGCCGCATATATATTATTATCAGCAAAGTTTAAAAAGTTTACATTAGACATTTGCTGTAACAACGCTGATCTAGTATTAAAAAACATAACTCCAGAAACAGAAGCATTTAACCAGTTCATAAACATATTTGGCGTAGCGCTAGCACCTTTTGGTCTATTAACACCAGTCTTAATTCTATGAAGCATGTCTTCTAATGCTTCTCTTACGTTTTTACCATAAGCAGCTTCTATCTTGTTTAAGTTCTCTTGTGAGAATATTAAATCAGCGTTTTCATTAAATTCAGCAAAGTAACCCGCCCTTCCAACTCTACCGGTAGCATCTACTAAATCTATTCTTATATTACCAGTTTCCCAGTTTGGACCTGGGTCTACATAAGCTTCCTGCTTAGATATTATGTTCAATGTTTCAGCGTAAGCTTGTAAATTAGGATCGTTCATTACTAATTCAGATAGTTTAGTTTGATCTGTTGCAGATAAGCCAGGTATTGTATAACCATGCTTATTCCACAAATATACTCTTATAGCATCTTGAAAATTAAAATCACCATCAGGAGTAGCTTTTGTTAATTTCTTTTTAACATCTGGAAATTGTTTGTTTAAAGATTTATAATCATTAGCTATAGCCTGCTTAGCTGTATCTATCTCTCTATACGCTCTATTCAATGGTCTAACTAAAGCCTGTTCGAAAAAGTCTCTATGTTGATCACCTTTTCTACCTTTGCCCATAAAGTTATAAAGTAAACCTACAAAATCCTCATGTGATGGTGGTATGAAAAATCTAAACTTACCTTTGCTAGCACCACGTTTTCTAGCTTTAACATCTGAAAAACGTTTCTCAGCATCAATGCCAGTTACTTCTTCTAGTATATTATTAAAGTCATCGCTCATGTCTTTACTAAACTTAACTTTAGCTTGTTGAACTTTAGATTTAACATCAAATTGATCTAACATATTTTTAACAGCTTGCACGTTTTGTAAAGCATCATCAGCAAAATAAAAGTCATTATAACCCTCACCAACCTTTTCAGCAATCCAGAGAGCCTTTGCTTCTGGCGTAGAATTAGCTAGACCAGTTATATTTTTTAATGGTATATTTAAACCATTAGCTTTTAAAAAGTCATATATAGATTGAGCAGATTCTTGTGGTCTAGCTGTCAATACAAACATGTTCTCAGGCCCAAATTTACCCTGAAGCTTCATTGCTTTGTTGAATAAAGAAGCGATCTTTCCGTCCACAACTTTATTGAACTCAGAAAAATCATGTTTCCACCCTTGCTCTAATAAATCAGCGCCTTCTTTAGCAAATTCTTCAGCCGTTAGCTTTCTAACAATACCATCTGGCGACGTAGAAATAACTTTAGATTTACTCGTTGCCAACGTATCATCAAAATCTAATACCGTAATACCACGGGGTTCTTTTATTGTTCTAGATTGCTCAATCGCTTTACTTAAGTCTTTTGATTGTTTAACTTGATTTTTTAATAAACTAGCAGCGTCCGCAAAGGCTTGTGATTTAGCATTAATTTTACCGGTTGAAAAATCTGTTAAAGGAATATTAATATCCCCAAAAGTCTTTATATTAAAATATCTATTTAATATATCTTTACCCAATATCCAATCAGCAGGCATAGAATCTTTATAATATTGATCAACTATATCAGCCTGTTTTCTAGGTATAATAGCTACGGCAAAATCATCTAATAATTTAGTAAATTGATTTTCATTAACAGTTCCCGCTATATAACTAACCATAGCCATGTTTATTACTCTTCTTGGTACTAAATGCTCGTATATATGCGTGCCACTTGTTTTTTTACCATCATTTGTCATATATTGAACTTGTGCGGCAGTAGCTAAGGGTGTTTTCATGCCACCATTACCTAAAGACATTTGTACCATACCAATATCATTTTTAGTGATAATACCTTTTTTCTCAAGTTTTATCATTACATCAGCTAGTTTTTTCAAAAACTTTTTATTTCTTTTTGCTGACGCTAAATTGTCTTCGTAATTAAAATCTTTATTTACAATCCCAACGTTTTGAGCTGCATTAGGTGGTATTTTACTTTTATAACCCTTTTCATATCCTTTCAAACCTTTTAAAACAAAATCTTGAAAATCAGCTTGACTTTCGAAAATACCATATGGATGTTTAACTGGTTCTTTACCCTCTTCTATTGCTTTCTTCCATTTTTGTATTTTGGCTTCGTTTGGAGTTTCTTTTTTATTTTCTTTATCTATTTTATCAAACCAATAATCAGCGTCTCTACGTTCTAAACCATATTTACTCTGCACCGCGGAAGTACCACCAATTCTACCTGTTCCATATAAAAACGGAAGAAATCTTATAATTTCATCTATACTTATATCTTTATCTTTAGCTATTTCTCTTATAGCCTTTCTTACATTATCTAATTGATCTAAATCTTGAAAATCTAAACTACCTCTAGATAATCCCAACATGTTTCTAAATGTTTTTGTATCGTTAAGAATTTCTATTTCTTCCGTGACAAAATCCTCAAATGTTTTTGGTATTACTTTTTCAGCTACATCATATGCTGTTTTAGCCTTATCATAAATACGCATATACTCAGTCATATCATCTATAATAGATTGTCTGTATTTGCCGAAAGCATCTTTACCGTAAACCTCGTTAAAGGCATCTTCGTAATTACCAAACTTAGCATAAGCACCGCCCAAATCTTTTAACCCATCAAAAAACTTTTTTCTTTCTATCTCTGATAGATTAGCAATATCTTTAGAAAGCTTAACAACATCTAAACTAGCTCGTTCAGTTTTCTTTTTATCTAATTGATTAGCTATTTCTCTAATTTCATTTTCAATACCAACCATAGAAGAAAATCCTTGAAGCTGCTGCATGTCTTGGATTTTAGCTATAACCTCTGGATCTTTAGCAATCTCATATGTGACATCTTCAGCTAGAGATCGTGCTATTTCTGCCGCTAAAGCTTTTTGTCTAGCTCTTAATGTTGTTAGTTTACCATTTAAAAAATAACTACCAAATTTAGCCTTAGGAATGGCTTTTATTTCAAATATACCTTTCCCAGGATATGTAACTTTTCCAGTTATAGGATCTACTTTTTTGTCATCTTCCCTAGCTAATTTAGTTATATTAAAAAGTTTACTATATTTCTTTTTAATAGTTACTATAGGTAATCCTTTAACTATAGTCTCGAAGTTAGTATCGTGAAAAGTTTTGTATTCCTCACTAGGTATAACCCTATCTCCTTCTGAATTTATTTCACCCATTTGTTTTTGGATGATTTTAGAATATTCCTTTTCTATAGTAGACGTTATGTTGTCAAGTATTTGTTCTGCTGATAATAAAGGATCTGCTAACCCTCTTTTAATAATAGATGATATACCGTTTTTAATTTTACTAATAACTTTGTCATTAATTACATCAACATCTTTTAAATCTCTTTTATCTCTTTTAGCCTCAACCTCTTGATCAATAGTCATTTCAGCTGTTTCTGCTGCTTCCATATCTTTTAAAGCCGTCACATCTGTAGCATATTTTGCATCTAAATCAGGTATGGCAGCTATACTAAATTCAATCATACGTTGAGGCAGTAAACCATTTAAATATCTAGCTGGAGTTCTACCTTCCGCTGGTGTATATATTACTTTTTTTGGTTTATTAGGATCTCTAAACAAAGAACCCTTAACGCCACGAGAACTATGTAAGAATTCAAATTTAAAAGTATCTCTTTCAAACTCGTCAAACGTTATATTATTTTCATTTTCAAAGTGTTTTATAGCTCTATTTACCATAGGTTCATAAGCTTCTCCTATTCTATTCAAAGCGGTAAATGAGTCTATCTTGCCGTCAATATGATCTTGATACGCTTGATTAACACTCCCGGCTTTAACGGCTCTAGCAGCGTCCGTAGCAGCGTTTAACGCTTCTCTAGCTGGTTTAGACAATATATCCATAGAAGCTTTGGCTCTCATAGCTTCATTATCTTTTTTCTGTTGAGCAACATCTAGATCTTGAGATATTTTAAATTTACCTTTCAATAAACTTTCTACGCCCTTAGATACCTCCCCTTTTTTTAAACTAGTTCCATAATCTGCTAATATATCAAGCATGTCTTGAGCATCATTAATCATTAAATCTTGATTATCTTTTGATATTCCAGCTTGATCAGAACCTCTTTTAAGTCCTTTTCGTATTCTAGAAATAATAGCTGGTGTTCTTTTTATTGTACCTAATCGCATACCGTCAGCTATAGCCATTACTACTTCTTCATAATAAGCATCAGTAGGGTTTCCATTATCATCCATATACGCTACCATTCTACCTCCACCGCCAGCAACTTCAGATGTTAGTACTTTTCCGGTTTTAATCCTATCGTTAACAGTACCCATTAACCATTCGTGACCCATAATATCTGTTTGCTCTAATCTATCTAACATTGCTTCAGCCATTGGCTTGAATGCTTTTCCGGACGCTTTGAACGCCTTAAAAACTATAGCATGTAAAATTTCGTGACCTCTAGCCGTCCAGTTTCCACCGGCTTTTTGCCTTTCGGTATTTATTATAGATATTTGGTGTTTGTCAAATTCATGAGTCTTTGGATCAGCAACGTATTTTCCATCTTTGTTTTTAGCCTTAGGCGTAAATATATAGGCAGAAGCTCCCTCACCTATTTTAGCGCTCCAACTTTTTTCTGTTAACTGCTCAAGCTGTTCGTTTATCTCTGTTTCAGACAAACCTTTTTCTTTTAAGTTTTGCGTTAACCACTCTATAGCCTCCTCTAATGTACTCGCCTCAAACTGTTCCACGGGTAAGCTTGGGTCTATTTTATTTATTTTGTCTATTACAGCTTGTGCTTCAAATTTCTTTATATTATCATTTACAGCTATCTTCGCTTCATCAACTCTTGCATCTGAATCATAGTTACCTTCATCAAATATTCTTTCCGCTTCTTTTTCTATTTGTTCCTGTGTAGGTTCTTTACCTTTGTTTTTATCTTTTAAATTTTGAAGAGCCTTTTTTTCTAAATCACGTATTCTATTACCATGCTCTAATTTATACTTATTTTTATTATTAATAATTTTAGCTTTTTGATCTTCTATAGCATTAAATTGATCTTGAAGTTTTTCAAGTTTTTCTCTTTTTTCAGTTGTTGTATAAGTATCATTATCAGCTTTTATCTTGTTAGCCTCAATTCTTATTTTAGATTGTTGCTTTGAAAATTCTCTTAATTTATTAACAGAATTAGTACTCATTGCTCCAAATCTATTTAAGATTTTACCAATAAGAGTTTCGCTTTCTAGATTTGCATCTTTAAGTTTGGTTTCTAAATCTTGTTTTTGACTAGTTAGCTTCTTGAAATTAGGATCATTAGGATTTAATTTCTCTAATTGCTTTTCAATATAATGTATGCTACTAGTTATATCTACTAAATTATCAGAGTTTTTCATCATTTGTACTTGCTCTGATTCAAGATACATTCCATTAGCTAGTAATAAACTTCCTTGTACTGCTGTTGGTGCCGTGCTATACACACCGGTAGAGCCAACAACTTTTATAAAGAAATCAGCGTCTAAACCATCAGACAAATGTACACCCTCCTCACCTTGTAAGTATTTTCTAGTCCAATTTTGTCCTATTTGTGTTACTGTCTCCTGTGGGAGTTCCATGCCAATACCTCTTCCTAGCGTTCCTCCATAACCTAAAACCTTTGCACCAACGCTACCCCAAAAAGTAGGATTATTAGCAACGTCAATTTTTTGTCCACCAAATTTGTTGGTATTTTTCAAAGCACCACGCATCATGTAAATTTCTGGAATCATCGTTATAGATTCAAAAGCACCATGCGCTAGTGGAGCTAAAATCATTTGGGTAGTAGTATATTCTCTCTCTCCTCTTTCTACTTCTTTTAGCATTTCATAATGCTTATCGCCAGTTCCAGATATACCAAAGACAGCCATATTTGCAGCTATAGAACCTCCTCCAGTATAAGCAGCCAAAGCTAAATGAGGAGCGTTTTCGGCAACACCAATTAACATTTTTTCCGCCACGTTGTTCCATCCTTTTGGCAAATCTTTTAGGTGCTCCTTGTGCTCAGCAGATGTCTTTTTCAAGTAATCCCCTAAATATATTTGACCATCAGTCATTTTATCAAACATTTGATAATAAGGATGGTTTTTAACATTTTCTTTATCAACGCTATCTAATTGAGATATACCACGCGCTATTAAATCTAAACCCCCTTTTTGTAAAGAACCAGAAAGATGAATAAATGAACCTGCTAAATCTTCGGTACTAGTACCAAGTGTTGCTAATAAATTTAATGTACCACTATTTATATTGTCAAGATAATCTCTAGCTACAGATATATCTTCTAGTTCTTTAAATTCCTTTTTGTAATCTTCACGTAGTTCGTTAATAAGATTTTTCTTTTCTTCTAACGCCGTTCCAGCCTGTGTTAACATGCTAAGTTTGCCTTTAGCGTCACTTTCTAATATATTAATTCGTTCTTGTACTTCTGCTTTGTATTTAGAGTTTGCTTCTTCTGCAGAAATTTCACCATTATCAACCATTTGTTGATAGTGAGCCATAAGAGCAGTTGCGTAACTTTTTAACTCTTGCTCCGCTTGACCACTCTCAAGATTTTTCAAAACATCTTTAGCTAGGGAATTATAATCAAGTACTTCTTGATTGTAGGATTCGTTAAGTATTCTTACTTTTTGAAAGTTAGCCATGTTCTCTTTATAGTTAGCAGTCAATTCTGTCTCCCTTTCTTTTGCTCTTGCTTCAGCGTAATCTTTCTCCTCAGAACCCCATATCCCCGGTAAATTTTCTAAATACTCGTTAACGCCTTTCTTCAATTCGTTTTTAGTCAACTCTTTCTTTTTTTCCATCAAAGCTCTATCTCTAATAGCTTTCTGTTGCATCTCTTTTGACATTAACGGCCAATTTTGTGCAAATCTTTCATCATAATTAGGAGATTTTGGATTTGTTTTATCAGCAAAATATTCCATAGCTTTTGAAGTAGCCTCACCTTTTTGATCAAATACTCCAGACGCTATATCAAACATTTTTGAAATAGTTTTATTTGCAATCTGCGTACCACCTACCGAAGGAATAGAGCGCCATATTTTTGATTGTTTTTCAAGCCAATCAGCAAGCTTTTGTTGATTACCTTTACTATCTATAGCATTCTTAGCCTTCTCGTTAATTTTGTTTTTCTCATCATTCGTGAGCTTTTTATTAGATTTACTTATAACATTATCAACAGTGGTAGGTAATCTCCATGTTTTATCTATCTGTTCTTGAGATGGGTTTGGAGCGTATTGATTTAAATAATTATTAAACTTTTCCTTTAAAGCAGGATTTCCTAAAGTAGTCCATTGATCGTGAGATATAGTTACACCGCCACCTGGATCGTTTTCATGTTTCACGTTTATTCTATCACCACCGAGTCCTTGTGTAAATGTAAAACCTAAAGAACCGTATGTATTGTTGTAAAAAGTTTCAGCTTCTTCTTCTTCCATTGCCAACTCAGCGTCTCCAATAGGTCTTATACTAGTTCGTTCTTCATCTACTGGTTTTAGTGATTTTTTGTCAACTGTTTTTATATCGATAGATCCTTCATCAGTTGCAAAAGTTTGAGTTGTTAAACCATAATCCTTGCTTGGTTTTAATTGTCTTCTTCTTTTAACATCTTCCTTAGCCTCTTCTGTAGTCCAAGGTTTTCCAGTATCTTGATTTATAATACCTTCTTTAAAATATTCCCTAGCAAGATTAAATCCAGCAATATTTTTAATTGGCTCATTAGAACCAGGTCCAGTACTAATTTCAGCTTCTTCTTCTTCCTTTTCTACTACATTTACATTTTGATTTAATACACTTTCTCGAGCTGGAGTACCAATATTTTGCCACGTAGAATCTGTTTTCTGTCTTTGCTCTTCTAATTCACGCAGGACAGTCCTAACCCATTCCTCGATTTGCTCTCTTGGAATATTAGCGTCTTTCATTTGTTGAACTCTGGCTCTTATTTCTTGCTCGGTCATATATTATTAATTTCCTATTAAATCATTAAGTAACGCATTTGAATCTTTAAAAGCACCATCTCCACCAAAACCACTTTGAACACCTTGCGCAGCTCCCCATAGTGGATTTTCTTGTCTAAAATCAAACATCACCTCGTCTGTATTAGGATTTTTTATCTTCATCATCATGTTGATATGAGGTTGCAACACGCCTTCGTGTAACATTAGACTTACAATATCTTTGTTGCTTTTGTGATTGAATTTTATAGGATCTTCTCCATCTCTTACTAGTTGCATTCCACGGTCTTCGTTTTTTACATCTATCCATTTCAATACACCTGTTTTACCACGTTTTCCCGATGGTGGTAGCACTAAATTATCAATATTACCAGCTCGAATCGCGGTTAATAAATTATTTCCAACTGCTTGTGAATGTCTTTCTGCGTTTGTATTCATTTCTCCCCACCAGCTATATCTAGCTAGTTTTTCACCTCTATTTACTTTTGCTCTTTCACCTAATACTGCTTTTAAAGATTCTCTTAACCATTGGTTAGTTCTTCTCTCATCATAAAAAGTATCATCTGGATTTGTTAACATAGATACTATTTTAGTGTAATTAGCAGCGCCAACCTTATCGCCTCTCAGTAAGTCGTCTTGATTAAAAACTCCATCTGGTCCAAGATCAATATCGAGTGGTTGATTAGTTTTTGGATCAATTGGGACTTTCAAACTATCTGGTTCATCTCCTGGATCTAATACATCTGACAATCCAGTCCATATTGTTGCCGATATTTTACCTCCCTTGCCATCATTACCTAGTGCTTGGTTAAGTATACTAGAACTTTGACCCTCATATATACCGGTCTCTGTAGTCGCGAAAGTAAGTAAAGCATCACCACTTAAGTCCATTTGCTTCCATCTAGCGTCAAAAGCGTCGTTAGCAGCTTGAGTATTGGCACCTGGTTCTGACAAGGTCTCTACAAGTACTTTTGTTCCCTGCATTATTGGGGCCAACTGTTGTGATGTCATTTTTGGCTTTAATAAAGTTGGTAATTCATCTGCTGCTATAGACACGGGTGGACTATTTGGACCTCCTTTTAATGGATCTTTTAATACTTGCTGGCCATTTTTATTATATAAATTAAGAGTTAATCTTCCTGATTTATCACGGCCAAAATCAACATAATCGCCTGCAAATTCACCTTCAGATGTCATACCAGAGGGATTAAACATCGCGCTACTAGCTGCTAATAATCTAGCATCATTACTTTTCAAATGTAACGCTTGTTCGCTATAATTTCCAGCAGCCATTGTTTGACCTAAAGTTTTTAATCCATTTTCTATTAAATTTATTTCACCAAATCTTTGTTCCTTTAATTTTTGAAGTTCTAATCTTCTAGCTCTATTTTCTTTACTAAGAGGTTTTCCTTGTGTCCATGTTTTACGTAGTTCATCTGATATTTCATTTAAACCCATGAAATGTTCTTCAACTTCCTTTGGCTCTGTCGAGTTCTGATTTTTCCAATCATCTTCACTTATTATAAGATTTTCATTTCCAGCGCCAATCATTGTAGCTTGATATTGTTTATATTTTAATCCATCTGGATCTGGGTCTACATATTTTTTATTTGGAACCATACGCGTAAAACCATCCATAAACATATTAGTTTTATCATCGTTTTGAAAGTAGGTAGCTTCCCCCGTTGCCATCATTTTTCTATTATAAGCGAAGTTTTGTCCCGCATGCTCAAGTAATGGTGTTACTGACTGTATTACTTTTCCCCAAGCTTGTGTTGTGGCTTGCATCGTTCTATCGTAACTATTAGCCATTCTTTCAAATACTCTACTCATGTCTGCAGGTTTTTGTGCAGCTGTCATTTTATAAGCCATAGCGGCTAAGTTAGCATCTGATTTTTGAAATAAATTTGGTATTGCCATGTTATTTATTATTTATTTTTTCAGCTATTGCAGTTGCCATTTCTTCAATCATACTATTAACAGGTATACCATCTATTCTATAACCCATGTCTTCCGTTAATAAGTCATAACTAAATTCAACACCACCGTAAACTTCTTTGCTTGCAATATCTTTTGTTATATCTTTAGCTCTTTCGCCTTTAATCCTGTGCATATCACAAAGATCAACAATAGAACCATTATTAAATTTAACCTTGTAGAATCTTTCTTTTGTAGGATCTTCTAAATATTCATGCTTTTGTAGTACTTTCACCGGACTGCCGTTGTAACCAATAACAGTATCGCCTGGTTTAATATTTTCTATAGCTATACTACCATCAGTGCAGTCTATATTGGTTCCTTTAGGAATACAAAGCATTGCTACTTTTATACTAGCACCAGCTTGAATAACCTGTCCAAACATACCAGCACCACTAGCAGCATTTGATCCATGCATTTCGGCTTCCATTCCCATACTAGAATATAAATTACCATAAGCACCTTGTAATCCTTCTTGTAACCCAGCCATTTGCCCCATTTCCATACCAAGTATAGTTCCTAATTGACCGAATTGACCAGCTTGAACACCTGCCTCTCCTTGAGCAATAGCCATGTCTATATCACCCTGTGCACCCAACATTAGATTTGTTTGTGCTACACCCAGTTCTTGAGCCCACATGTCACCTTGTAATTGTTGGTTTTGTAATTGTTGAGCTGCTGCAATTTGTTGATTTTGTAATTGTTGAGCACCTTGTATTTGTAATTGCTGTTGCTGAGAAGCGCCTTGAAATTGTAATCCTTGTAATGCCGCTGCTCCCTGCATTCTCAATTGCTGTTGTTGCGCGGCTCCTTGCATTCTCATTTGTTGGGCTGTCATTGCACCTGCTGCTTGTTGTTCTTGAAGTCTAGCAGCTCCAGCTCTTTCTTGCTGTTGTATACTCATACCACCAGCAGCTTCTTGTTGTGCTAATCTAGAGGCCTCACCTCTTTGTAGCTGTTGAATTCTAGATGCTTCTTGCATTCGCATCATTTGGTTCTGTCTCTCTTGTTGACCAATACCAGCAGCTTGTTGTTGAGCAGCTAATTGACCTTGCCCAGCCATTGTTTGGGCTAATGCGGCTATACCACTACTTCCAGCCGCACCTCTTAATCCCTGCATTATATTAGCTTGTTGTTGTGCAGTTTGTTGCGCTTGAAACTCAGCGGCACGTGTATCAATAGTAGCATCTTCAAATACGTTTTCCATGCCCTCATACTGGTTTTCCATTCCAGCATAAAGATTTTCCATCCCAGCAAACTGATTTTGCAAACCAGCATACATATTTTGAGCACCAGCAAATACGTTTTGAGCTCCAGCGGCGTAATTTGTCATTCCAGCTGCTACATTTTGAGCGCCCGCCGCTACATTAGTAAAACCTTCTGTAACATTGGTTAATCCTGCCGCGGGATTTGTGAAATCAGTTTGTATTCCAGCGTACGGATTTTGTAAACCAGCAAATGGATTTGTAAATTCAAAACCAGCATAAGCATCCATAGCAGCGTCAACACTTGCTTGCTGAGCGGATATTTGACTTTGAAAGTCACTTACTTGACCAGCCGCAATTTGCTGCATATCTTCCATCACGCCTTGCTGTTTTCTTTTAGATTTACGTCCCATAATTTTTTATTTATTATTTGTTTTTTTATAAGATATAATGTAATGAGGTTGTTCTAGTATTTCACATCCATATCTATTCAGCCTTTTTATAATGCTAGGAATACATGATGTACCCCAAACTTCTTCACAGCCACTATTTTTAGCAGCCTCAAAACATGCTAACATAAATGGATAATGCCAAAATCCTTTACCTTTATAATCTGGATTAGATATTAAATGATCTATATATCCTATTTTTGAATTAGTAAGATAAATAAAACATGCTGCTATCATTATATCTTTGTTTTCTATAATTAAACCCCCTAAACCATTTTGTGGTAACAAATCGAGTTCAATAGGTTCTTCTTTTCGTTCAATCCACCAACTACGTATAATATCTAAGTCTTTGGCTTCTATATAACGAATGTTATATTTTTTGTTCATTTTATTTAATTTAAGTGTAATTATATAGTCACACTTTTTGCGCTTTATTTACTACTAAAACCAGCTTCAGAGCTAATTGAGTATAATTCTGCGTACTTATTAGAATAATTTTCAAAAGTTACATCAGCATAATACCCTTTTAAACTAGAATTATTTACCTCTATTGGTTTTGAAAACAATATGAACATACCAGAAGTAATAACAGGTGCAACGTTAACATCTTTATCTATTATTATATGATTTTGTGCAACTTCTAGTATCTTTCCAGCTTGTTTGGGTTCAGATGTAGTGCCACCAGTTAAAACATCAGATATATATATCATATCACCAACTTGCGCGGATTGATTTACAGTATTGCTAAAAGTTATTTTTGTATGTGCCATATTTTATATTTTAAGAAGCTGATCCTAATGTTAATACTTTGTCTAAATCAAAATATATTGTTTTATTAGCAGATGGATATTTACTAATTGTAACTGAACCCTCTACGTTTATTTGCGCAAAGGTGTGCAGGAAAGTAAGAACGGTTCCAGCTGTTAACGCTTGTGCTAATTGTACTACTATAAGCCCATCGTTACCGCTTCCATCCGCGTCCGCAGTGACAGATGTTACATTATTACTCGAAGTATTATTTACACCAACTCCAGTATAACCAAAATTATTACCACCACCAATACCAAGTGTATTAGGTAATGCTATATTAGTACTAGATCCATCAGTAGTCTCTGTAACACCACCTCTAGCTTCAACTGTTTTAGTCAAAACTGTTGGAGCTAAAATAGAATCTCCAAACTCTAATCTTGCGTCAATAGAGCTTTGTATTAAGTCTACACCGTAAGCTCTAAATGTCATTGTTTGTCCTTCATCAAATCCAACTGCCTGGGTAAATGTAATTCCTCCTGTCTCAGAATTAACACTACGAACGGTAGTATAACCGACCGCACTTCCAGCGTTATTTTCTGGAGCTGTAGTGCCTTTATAGTATTTCAGTTCCATTCCTTCAACTATTTCTGATGTATCATCTACAGTAATACTCGTGGTATCTGCCCCATCCCCAGCTCTATTGGTAACTACATTTTCTGTTGTTTCGTAATACCAAAATTTTTCATTATATGCAGTAAGAGTTGAGCTTGTAATTGAAAACCCATAACTTTTAGCGTCTGTAGTAGAATTTAAAATACTAAAATTAATATTAGCTGTAGCCGTGTCATTGATGGCCCCAGTAGATGTAACACTTGGTAGAGTTTGATAATAACTAGTATCTGCCGTGCCAGGTTTAAACGTTAATGTAGCATTGGCAGATTGTTTAGATATGTTTTTAGTTATTATATTAGAATTAGAATTAAATATTTCTGTTTCATTTATAGGAATTAATTTAATTACATAATCCCCACCACCAGATGGAAAACTTATAATATCAGAATAACTAGAACTAGAAAGTTTTACTATTAAATCATTATGCATACTATTATGTCCAGCATCAAAAGATTTATTTTTAAAATTATAATATGCTGTTTGACTTGAAGAACTACTAGGATTTTGTAACACTATCATTTTAAATTCAGATCCTATAACACCATTAACAGTAAAGCGTCTGGCTGTTGCAGCTGTAGGCATTTGATTAACATCTATATTTAAACTTTGTATTTTCATATTAATTTATTTTTAAACAAATACTACACTTGTTACGTTTTCAGCAACACCTATACCTTGAACGTTAAATTTACTAGTATCTAAAGTCTGCGCAACACTTAATCCTTTTATATAGTTAAACCATTTACCTTCTTTTTTAATAAATTCAATCACACTTCCAACATCTAAATCTGACTTTATTTCAGAGCACTTCCATCCTAATATATCACCACTAACATTACCCCACGCGAGAGCGTTATCTATTGTAATTTCACTTTCATTATTAGGCTTAGTTATATAAGTTTGACTACCTTCATAATTTATAGTATTGAAAGCTTTAACTACAGATGGATTTTGATTTAAAACGCCCTGTATACTGCAATGACCAGCGTTATTATAAAATACATTATAGTTGTCAGCTTCTTCCGCTGTGAATTTTATTTCAAAACCACCAGAATTATAATGTGTTGCACCATTTACCTTAGGTATGTAATGCTGCCATAAACCACCGTTTTTAAATGTAAAGTATTTTTTAGATAAACTAACACCATTTTCTGGAACGAAACTTTTAAAACTACTCCATCCATTTACAGCCTCGTTAAACGTAATAGTTTTGTCAGCTGTATCAGCGCTAACGTAAACCTTCACCATAGATAAATTATCTATATAACCGTTTACCTCTTCCCCAAAAGGCACGTTAGCTCTAACAACAAAAGTATTTTTATAATCAGCAGCAATATCCATACCATTTGGACCATAATCCATACCATGTATAACACCTTGTGTAGGACTCCAAATATCTTGACCTATTGTTACGATTTCGCTAAATTCAGCTGGAGAATTACTATCTATACCAGTTATTTTAAATCCATAGTTTTGATTGTTGTAATAATAAACAGCTATTTCACCCTGCGTTATACCATGTGTAAAACTTATTTTGTACTGTTCGTTTTGCTTTATGTTTTGGGCTAATTGCTGATTCAGATTTATAAATTGTTCTTGATCTTGTGTTATTGGACAATTATTAAATACAAATCTATTTTCTTCGTTGTCTAAATATATATAAGCAAGCACAGGAACAAATCCAACAATATTCCAAGACCCTATAGATCCTGTAAAAATTGATGTTTGTAATGGTATTAATTGTATATTACTAATTCCATATTCTTGATCAACTAGTTGGGTGCTATTATTTACAAACTGTATTTTATTACCAGAGGAAGCCGCAAAATAATTAAGTGTTCCATCTTCAACTACCGCATCTGAATAAACAGGAGATTGATTATTAACAGTTGTTCCTATTTCTTCTCTATAAATATTCCAATTACCCACGGTAGGACTGTCAACTAGTTCAAACTCGATCATATAATTTCCTTCATGTTGAATATCATTAAATGACATAGCTCTAAAACCATCATTATCAACTCCAACAACACCATTTATACTTCCAGAAAAATTATTTGTATTAGGATTTTGACTTACTGTAAAACTTAAATTCCAAGTAGTTTTATAAATATCCGTTGGAGATGTAATATCTTGCGACCATACATTTTCATAATAATTTGATATTGCTGGTATTTGCCAACATAACTTATCATCTGAAAAATACATATTATTAGAACTAAACGAATGTGTATTAGCCGCTAGATCCTGACTACTATCCCAATCTGCCACTGTTCCAAAACTAGGTAGTTGTTCTGATAATTTCTTAGTAACTATTTTTGTTATATGTATTGTATTAGTACAACCAACCACTCTTAATATAAAATCATTTAATTGACTATTAGAATTTAAATAACTATCACCAGCCACTTGAAATATACCTCTCAATACTTCTTTATTATCTCCAACTCCAGAATTACCGTATTCAGTTCTTATAGTTGGAATTAGTTTACAATGAGCAATTGTATTATCTCCAGCATATTCACCAACACCATTTATATCTATTTCTTCACCCTCTATAAAACCACCTACAGAAGCAACTCCATATACTAAAACTTCACCTGGATCAATTCCCGGCGTAAAGTTGTCATACTCAATATCAACTAAATACCAATTATTAACTTCAAATGGATCATTACTTAAATCATGATGAATATCCGTGGCGGAATCAATATCTCCAGATTCAATTTCTATATAAAGATTATCATGAAAAACATCTGTTCCAGTATAAGAATTGTTTCCAGCGCTTGCTCTATCAAAAAGTGTTCCAGTTGGAGGAGTGGTTGCTAAAGTACCAGACCATTCCGTTGTGTAACTATATACACCACTATCTTCAATAATAGTATCTCCTTCTGGTATAGAATAATTTATTGGATCACCTTGAGAAAGAGGATCAACAGCGTTATAAGCATATCCAGTTTGTACCACGGCACTTCTATTACTACCAAAAACCGCGGCTGTTTGAGCCTCGTGAATAACCATTGTTGGATGACCATTAGTACCTAAGACAGCATCGTCTGTAATTGTCCACGTTGTTGTTGGTACTGTAAAGTGATTATAATTAATCTCTGTCCAAGCTGGAATATCCACCGGTGGTACAGCGGGAACTTCTACACTTGTTACTTCATCTGGCGCTTCAAAATCATCAGATATAAGACCTTTTATTTTACGTATTTTAAGTCTTGATATCGTCCATAATGGTCTTTGTAAACGCTTTGAAAAACTATTGTTAAACCATCCTTCGTAAACTCCTTGTTCAATATTACTTATCCGTATTGTAAGGTCATCAACAACTTTTACTGGTGTTATTTCTTGTGTTAAATCCGTTTGGTTTGGATCTTGAAATTTTATAGCTATAACGTATTTTTTCTTTTGAGAAGATACATTATATGTATCAGCATTTGCGGCAGTTAATTTATAAAGATTAGCATCATCATAAGTCATTGTAAATGTTACAGTAGGACCATCTGCCCAAATAATCTCATTAGATTGAATTCCAGATTGGCTCATCATACCATTAAATGGATTCATGTTATTTATAATCCTTGCACCACTACCCCAACCTTCATTAGTACTTGTAATATTCGTGTTTATATAATCATGGAAATTATGAGATCTAAATGGATTGTTTGGATTGTCATAATACCAATTTCCACTATTATCTTGCCAATCTAAATGTGATTCTTCACTCGTGATTTCAACATCACCATGCGTAGCATCACTAATTACTCTTGGTGCAAATTTATCCGCGTCAATTAACGTTTCTCCATCATAAAATTCAAATTGAGGTTGGCAATAGTTTCTACCATACATGGCTTTCCGCTTATTCTGATCGGTGACGTCCCAACTACCACCACATTTAGTTTGATAATGTATAACGTCCATCTCAATAAGTAATTCATCTCCATTATAAAAACTACTATGCTTTACATTCGCAGCCTCTGGATCACCTCTATCTAAAAGATGGCCTCTCCATTCGTCGTTAAGATCTCCTGTTAATTCACCGTTATCGTCAGTCTCTCCAAAATTAGAAAGTTTTAAATACGAGTTAACACTTGGTCTATCAAAAACAATACAACCCGTCCCATCGTGGCTTTGTAGAAAATTTTGATTATAAGCATAATAGTTATCCGGATTCCAATCATAATTTCCATTCGTAGTTTCGGAAACGTTTTGATCGTATGTACCAGCTATTACAATACCTCTAGCTATTTGATGTGCTTGTATTTCCGCTACTAATCCTCGTCCAACTTTCCACGTTAAAGGATAGCAAATATTCCGACCTGAAGTTAAATCGACATCTCCCCAATTATTGTATTTATATGCAGTATTACTATCACCAGCACGATTCCTCATAACAAAATTATTATCATTATAGTGAACAGGTGTTAATGTGCATCTAATAGGTGTTAAATCTTTGTGTTCTGCTATTGTTTTTGTGGGATCCCAAGACAAGTCCTTAATAGCATTTGGATCCCAAAAAGTCCCTGTAGTGTAAGTTCCACTACTTGGAAGGGAGTTAGCGTTAGCATTACTTGTGGCATATCTACCGTACGTAAGTGTTGTAGATGGAACAGCGCTAACACTTAATACCTCTGGCATATAAGCCTGTAATTCTCCTGCTTTTATAGCGTACGCTGGATCTGCTCCTATATGATTTGTTACTACCGCTGAAGATGTCAATAGATATGAAGCTGGTAAAAAAGCGTCCCAATTAAAAGGATTAGGATTACCATCTACAACTTGAGCAGTATCAATAACATCATATATATTAAATACTTGCAAAAAAGTATCTCCAGTTGGAATATAGTTTAAAATTCTATTAGTAACATCTGTGACAGAAACTGGATCACCACCTGTTTCAATAAAAGAATCTAATATAAGGTTTTGACTAAAACTATTATTAGATAGCGTTAGATTATAATCCTCTTTATAACTATCATAAGTACCTATTAAAGAATTATATTGAGTTAGATTATCTCTAAACCAGTCATGCATACCGTTTTTAGATATAGGCGTTAATCCATCTTTTGACAACCTAAGAACAGCTCCTCTTTGTTTATCAGTAAAGTAACTTCTAAATGATTCTTGCGCGAAAGATTCTGGATTTGTAGATATACCATAATTCCCTGAAAATGGATTTGCATCACCAAGAACCATGTTGCTAGCTACTAATTGTGGATTTCCATCTGCATTATATATTGTATCTTTATTAGATACTATACTTACAACTCTATCTTCACAAAAAGCAATTAAACTAATTCTTCTCTGAAATAATTTTTGAATACTACCAAATGTTGGATTTAAATCTTTAGTTATTTTTTCTCCAGCAATAAATTGATTAAGATCATTTGTTCCAGAGTTAGAATTATACACGCCAGAGTATATTAAACTATTACGCCTATGCTCTTCTTCATAGGTACCTTGCGTTACTGTAGACGCCTTAACACCATTCGCGATATATATTGTATTAAAATCATCTCTAATTCTGTTAGATTCAATACCATTACCAAAAGAAAAACAATTATACCAAGAAAGTCCTGATAAAATATTATCACCAATATCTTCTTTTATTTCAAGTTCAGTTTCATAATCAACAAGAGTGTTTCCACTTGGGGTGTATTCTTTTACCTCGGCAACTGTATAACTACCGTCTTCTTTTATAAATTTAAGGGATAATCCTGAATAATTTATCTCTTCTTGCTGATCACCATTTTCATCAAGTCCCCATTTTTGAAATCCTGGATAAAAAACAGCCACAGAACCATTCCAAGATTGTAATATTGAAGAACTAGCATTGTTAGAGTTTAAAACTTCAACCCTACAACCAATAGGAGCAAACAGTTCGTTTGTTTTATCATTTATTTTTACTGGAATATTACCACTCGCTTCGTAATATATATCTAGATCTACTTCTTGTTTTTTAGGATCAAGCTCCCATATAGCTGGAAATTTACTTAAATCAGATAATAAAACATCTTTAACTGGATCTAAAAATTCAATATCACAGAAATTATTTTGATTAAAATCAGCAGTCATTATATCAGCTGTAGCTTCAAGTGGATTAAATGTTGCCTCAGTTGGATTTTTATCCAACTCTATTATATAACAGATTCTTCTATTATGAGCCGCTCCAAACTGTTCTATCTTTGCTTTTAACTCATCTCTTCTAGTATCATCAGTACTAACTCCAACGCTATTAACCTTATCTAAGTATCTTAACGCTGTAGTTTCTACACTCCAATAGTTTAATATATCTTGTGCTCTTTTCTTGTAACCATGAGTATCAAGATATCTATTGTATGTTTTTCTCCAAGAAGTATGGTTATATAACTTCTTTACGGCAACTTTTTTAATAGTATAAACTTCGGTGTCAGTGTTTTCTGGAGGAAGAAATGTAAGAGTTGTTGTAGCAGCAGCTATAGTTGCGTTTTGCGATAAATTCAATGTCGTGCCACTTTCAGAAGTTACCGTTGTCCCATCAACAATTCCCTCGCCAAATACTAACATGCCTGCTATAATTCCAGCATCGCTTATGTCACTAGCCATAGTAATAGCTGATACACCTGTAAAACCGTCGGCAGTAGTGTTAAGTTGAATATTTATATCTGAAACTTTATTAAATCTAAATTTAGCACCTGGTTGTAAATTTCTTATAAAATCTCTTATTTTATTATCTGGATCACCATTAGTGTTGAAAGTAGGATCCCACTGTCTCTCGTGTAATTCCCTATATTTCATGTCGTATCCAACTCCAACGCCAGGTCTTGGAGCTAATGGTTTGTAGTTATTATTTTCATCATGATTACCTTCCATCATTATGTGATGATGTACCTTTACAGTACCGTATTTTTTATTTTTATAACCACCTGTAAAAACTCCACCGCCCCATATTCCCTGTAAATTAGCCGCCCATGAATCACCCCCAAAAAGACTTGGACTATCATCTTTCCAATCCCCATCATGTAGGTCTTTACCTGGGGCAAAAAACGATAAGTGCATAAAATGTCTTCCAACTTCTCCATCATTAGAATATATCTTAGTATTACTTCCAACGCCTTGCTCGTCACCCACTATACCGCTTAACCATCTTCTTGGTCCAATTGAATGTGTATTAGTTGTGGTGATTATACCCTCTAAACCATTAATATGGTTTTCGTTTCTAATAGCAGCATCTGAAGGACTATGCCTGGTAGGTGTTTGCTGTGGACCAACCCAACCGTCAACTCTTCTATTAAAAAGATCTTTATCTTTTTCTACTAATGGTGATGTAGATATTAAATTATTATCAAACCAAATGGAATTTTTCTTTAATTTTTGTTCTAATCCTGAAATATCACCAAAATCAGTCAACCAAGTTTTCAAAGGTGGATAACTCCAACTAGATTCTTCATTAGAACCATCAACACCAGCTGTACATCCAGACCAAGTTATACAACAGTATTTAGCATAATTGCTAATTTCACTTTGACCAGCCGCCATGTGCATTGAATCTATAAAGAAAGTTGGACCAAATACACTTTTAATACCTGCCCAAGGCGTATGATAATCTGTTAATTTCATTTCTACAGAGTTAGCGTCTGTATCACCAATGTTATTATTTTGAATATCATGAATATGATCATCTGGATCAGTAGTATGATCAGCTATATATCCACCATAATTTGTAAGACCATAATTACTTACGTCAGATTGATTATATGAGGCTGACTGTGTTGCTAGCGCTGCAACATCATCTTGCCAATACCAACATTTACCAATTTTTGAGGCAACTTGAAATTGATCTAAAATACTAACTGGATTACCACTATCAATTAAATCAGTAACTTGATTTTTAGATATTTTTACAAAAAATTTACCTGAAAAATTTTCACTATCTTTAAGTTCTCTTTTCTCTATTTGAACTACTAAATCTGTATGAAGAGAAGGAAGAGACGCGCTAGAATTACCATTAAAATGAGCTATATCAGCATCTATTTTTGTAATTGGCGTAGCTAATTTTAAAGTATAATTAGTGTCAAAAATACCACCTGTTATTTTATATTTTTTAGAAGAAACGCCTTGTCCATTAACGTCTAATCTTCTCCAAGATATATATAATCCTGTAGTTCTAAATGGTCCTGTAGGTGGTGATTCTTTTTCTTCCAAAGGAATACCACCAAACAATCCAGAAGTAGAATTAGAAAATGTTTTCCATCCATCAGCGCTCAACGTAATAGTATCTACCTCTTTGTCTATTCTTTTATCAGCATTTGTAAAAATTTCTTCAGTCAAAGCGTTAGTAGCATTGTTAGTGCTTACTTGACTTAATTGACCATAATTAACTAATTGATATTTAATAGCGTCAGGAGCATTATTTTGTATATCAATAATTTTAAATTTATTTTCGGCTTGCGTTTGTTCTTCTCCAGTACCAATTTTCTTTTTTAAAATTATATAATCATCTTCTGCAACTTTGTTTCTGTCAGAAGATGGAAAGGATATCCATATATGACCTTTTGAATCATCTAACTCATAAGTGGATTTAGTAACCCACGCTCTATCCATAGTTAAATTATAATATTGATTCGAAGTTTCTTTTATAAAAAACTTTAAAGAATCAACCCATTCTGGAAAATTATTAATAACACTAGCGCTTAATTGAAGACTTTTACTAGCGTTTAAATTTCCATCATTATCACTCCAAGGAATATTAATTGCCCCACCTGTAGAGGTAAACACTGGTGTTTCTCTACCATATTTGTCACTATATACAACACCTACTTGATAATTACGCTGAGATTTCACGTGTTGCAAACCATGTGTGTCAAAACTATTAATATTATTTATTCTATCATTATAACTAACAGATATTTCTGTATCATCTCCTAAATCATAATTTTGAACATAATTACCATAAACAATTCTATTACCAGTAACCTCTTGTGCTAATGCTTTTTTAGGAACATTATCCCAAGGTCTCAATAATTGATTTGCCGGTAACGCTGCGTATATATTTTCTGTTGATATTACGTATTTTCCTTTTGCAATACTACCTTTTGCTTCATACGTTCCTACGCTCGACTTATCTAGTCCTAAACTAAGTCCTAATCCTTCGTGATTACCTTTCGCGTGCCAATCTTTGTGTGATCGCTTTATTGCATTAATAGAATATATAATTGGTGATTCTTCGTGTTTGCATAATATTTCAATTTCTACAACGTCTTCCGGTGTATGTGGAGTAACGAAATCAGTTAATTCTACTGAGTGAATAGAATTGACCATAGCTTTATTGTGCGGTTCTTCCGCTGTATAAGCATTGTCTTTATTGTAAAATATATTTGTAGTGTTGGAAACGCTAGTGTCCTTAGGATATTTAGGATTAAACACTGGATGTGTGAATGGAGAAAAAGCCGAAAACTCTCCGTCTTTATATTTATACCTATAAGCGAATCTAGGGAATTTAGTTTCAAATAAATTAGGAATATTTACAGTTTGATTATCACTTTCAGAATGATTTATTTTTACGGTTGGAGCACTAAGAGGCTTTGGTTTTATAACGGTTACATGACGCTCTTCAATATCTATAGCGATATCATTGCCAAAAATAAGATCATCTTTATCCCAGGCATCATGTATTATATTTAAATCAGTAAAGTTATCTACAGCGTAGAAGTAAGTACCTGTAGAAGTATTTGGATTTGGATCGTTAAATGCTACTATGTTTTTAATACCTAAATATTCGTTGCCTCTATAATGTTTTACTTTATGCTCTAATCCCGAAGCTAAAGACGAATCAAAACCTGGTTTAACAGCGTCTAAACCTAATAAAGCATCCAACTGCTTGCTCTCATACCAAACTCTTTCACCGCTATCTTCGACTTGATTAAATGGAAATGTACCTGGAGTTATAAGTATAGAATTACCATCGCCATCTACATCTCCCGTTATAAGATCTACAGTTATACCATGAAAACTTCCTTTATCAAAACTTATCTGTGTATGAGTAGTGATATCTATAGTTCCTTTTTTACATTCGTCTATATTTATTTTTCTAGGATCATTAATACCATCTGTCCAAAGTAATAAATTATCTATTATATTTATACCAGTTATTATTTTTCCAGAAAATTTTAAAACAGATTTAGATGTTCCCGCGTACTTGTCTACTAATACAAAAGAAGTTTCATCTTTATCAACATCATGTTCTAATATAGCATCAGTACCATAACTAGAAATAAACCAATACAATGTATTAGTTTTTTCATTAGCAATACTACCGACACATGTAAATCCTTGTGATATTAACGTTTCTAATCTATGGTTACCTAATATGTTTTTTACAACTCCAACGCCAGAACTATCAGAAGTGGAAACTTCTATATTCAACGCGTCTCTATATTGTCCGTTAGGTATTAATCTCTCATCAAGGTCTTTATTCATCTTACCCTGAAGAAAAGTGTTTTTAATCTCCGGCATATACTAGTGTTTTAATTGCTTAGATTTGCCTCTAAGTATTTGAGTTAATTCTTCTATTTTTATATTTGATAATCTTAATTTTGCTAGTCTCACCGCTGCAAATTTATCACGTTGAAACTTACGAGCTACTGGCTGCCCATAAGAAGATGTCGATATAATCGCATAAGCTATGGATTTATACATTGCTTCTTCAGCAAATTTATGCACTTGCATTTCGGCGTCCGTACCAAGACTATCACTTATATAATCTAATATCACAGTTTTTCCGGAAATATTAGAGCTAAAATTAATTTTTCCCATCCTATTGTCTATATAGAATGATCCGTTAACATTAGCTTGGTGAGGATTTAAACCATATCTTCTACCTTCATTCGGCCAATATATATCATTTTGGTAATCTTGATAATCATTTATGGTGTTTTCAGAGGGACTGTGTGATTTATAATCATTCCAAGTAGATGAATTGCTATCAGTATTTGCCGGTGTTAAATTAGGATTGAAATCTGGAGCTACAACAGATATTTCGCTAATAGTATTTGTTTGATGAGTATTATATGTGGAAGCCGCAGGTGTAATTTGTGTCGGACTATTATTTGATGGACCAGGAGATATTTCCGCTGTATCCGCATCGTTATCATGATCGTAAGTATGTGTATTAGTAGTTATACCAGCAGCTTGCCAAGGAGAAAAACTAGTACCCCAAACCCATATAGTATCATAATCAGAAACATCTATATCAGTTAATTCTTTTTCACTACTAGTACCATCACTCCACTCTAAATAACCTAAATCCATAAGTTCAGGCATACTATTAGGAGATGGATTTGCTGTAGAGTAAGTTGACGTGTGAGTTGCGTTTGTAGTTGGGGCGCTTCCTAAATTATTCCAACCTGTTGTTGGATTTGTTGTAGTTAAACCAATTCTAACGATACCATAATCACATCTTAATGTTCCGTCATTAATTTGAGCGCCAGAACTTGCCACTGCTTTAAAATTAACAGTTAAATTTTGCGATACGTCAATTTGTTGCCAAACTCCATACGATCTACTACCACCACTAACACCAAAAGCGCTATTCCATAAATGCTTAAACTCTAATTCAGTATTATTTAATTGAATAATATCCGATATATAATTTTTATTCCATAATCCATTGGGTTTTTGATAAACGCTTTCCCAAGCACTAGTATTCCCGGCGGTGGAAATATCCCAACTACCAGTTAAAGGACTACTAAAATCAATGTTTGTTAATTTTTCAGTTTCTTCAGTTGACAAGGTATAACTACCATCGTCATCTTGTAGTATTTGAAATGGATTTGAGGTTTGACTAGTTGGATATAGAGGGTGTTTTATTCCAGCGGTATCTACCCATGATATTTTAGTATAATTGACATAATCTTGTGGTAGTGGCATTACAAGCGAAGCTGGAACATCAATTTGATGTGCTTTTATAGATTTAAATGTATCAAAAGATAACTCTTGTAATGCTCTCATAGCGTGAAACGCAATCTCAGTTCTTTTTGCCTTAGGTATTATTTTGTTTTCTCCAACATAAGCAATTTCAAATTGAGTTATAATATCATCTAAAGATGTAAATTGATAATTACCAAAATCACTACCGTTATAATATTCGTATTCTGTATCTTTTATTAATCCCATTTATTTATCTTTTTTCTTGTTGTATACCTTTTATTTCTTCTTGCGATGCTACGCCGGCTAATTGGAGATCTTTAATAGATACACCAGCTAATTGAAGTATCTTTAAAACTAAATTAGTTTCTTCAGAAGCATGTAATTCAAAATTTCTATGTCCAGCTGCGGATGGATTATATAGAGCATTTTTATTACTACCTATTAAATAAGTCCAATTGGGACTTATAGGTTTTCTTACGTAATTAATAGAAACTTGGTCGTCACCTGGCTGTGGCGTTGGATATATTCTTATTAAAAACTCTGAATCAGCTGTAGAGTATTGAGAATATACGGGACGTGATTTTGTCCAAATAGCCAATGGTGATTTTTCATATTTTCTTAATTCACTAAGTTTAATTGGTTCTACCTCACAATATACCCCTGAATATCCCAAATAACTAGCACTAACAGTTCCTAATCTATAGAAATCAGGAAACGTATCACTAATATGTACTTCTCCTCCACTAACTATTACTGATTGATTTGCTATTTCAAACATACTAATTTTTTCTTCAAGATTAGTAACTATATCCGCGTAATCAGTATCGTTACCAGTTGCTCTTTGTCTTTGTTCTAAATCATAAAAGTATTGTTCAAAAATATCCATTTGAGCATGATCTGCAAATAAATTAAACTCTTGAGGTGTAATATATCCTCTTTGTTCTTTATTAGCTAATGCTAAAACTTTTTGATAAACTTTATCTACATTTATAGCCATATTTTTTTTAAATTTGTAGTTTGCAATCGCTCCGTAGAGCGACTGCATCTACAGTTTGATTAATTGTTTAATCTTTTTTCAATATTGGAGTAAATCTCCATTCCTTCGTCAGTTTTAAACCAAGCAGCTAGAGCTGAATAAGGATGCTCGTCAAACGGAACATTCATTAACTTTCTATCATTAGAACCCCACGTGAAAGTTCTCTGATCAGAAGATAGTTTTAGTATTCCCATTTCGGTAGCTTTAATACCAAAGTTTCTAAGCACTACATTTTCATCATTTACTAATTCTAAGAATAATTCTGGATTTTTCTTAGCATATAATAACAAATCTCTTTTAAGCTCTTTAGAACTCATTTCTGATACTTTAGAACCAACTTCAACACGCATAATAGCCTCTGCCATATCAATGTCAACATTTTTAGCAGCGTTAAGCGCTTCGATTTCCATTTCTAACCAAGCTATTTCACCCATTGCTTTAGCAACTGGTTTTTCTTCATAAAACATTACATCTCTATCTGGATGATACAACGAAAGTAATTTTTGTAATACTACCTTTTCTCTTTCTACCATTAATATACCATTTCTAAAAATAACATGTTCTAATCGTTGATCACCTTTCATTTCATCAACAAAACATGTTTTTTGGTTTTGACAATATTTAAGTTCTCTTTCATATCCTTTTTCTTCATCAAACCAATGTATATTTGCTGTTCTAATAGATCTTGATAAGGGTTTTTTACCACCTTTCAATCTATATATTCTGTTTTTTATTTCCCAACCATCTTGTGATTTTTTATGACTGGGTTCTATTCTTTTTGGTTTTTCAACCTTTGGTTGTTTTACAACTGGTGGTGTTTCGACTATTGGAGTTTCTACTACCACCTCTTTTTTTGTTTCTTGTTTTTTTGCCATAATATAATATATAATAAAATTAATAAAAAGAAAAGAAGGGACGGAGAACGTTTACATGTATGCCGTCCCCTCTTTAATATAATAAATGCTTACTTCATTAACATGAAATTGTTAGCACCTTGTGTAACTAAACATCTTTCAGAAAGCATGTGGATTTGCATCGCATCAAGCGCTGAAGTAGCAGCACCAACCGAACCAGTAACCCAAGACTTCATTCTTCGATTATCAGTTTGCGAAGCTCTATATCTAACATGTAAGAAAGGACGTTTCATGTTCTTTCCTAAAGCTTGGTCATAAACTGAAGATACACCAGCTGGAATAATAACACCACGAATTGCAGCAGATGTTGCAACACGGTTTATTTCACCTCTTGTAGCTTTGTCATTTAAGTATCTCATATCAGATTTGTAGAAGTCATAAGAACCTCTTCGGAATCCAGAGAAACCTAAGTTTAACGCCATATCTTCTGAGTTGTCAAATACTCCATAAGAAGTACCACCAGCTCCGTAAGAATTCATTGAAGCTAACATGTCATCCATTGCTAACGAAGTAGCTCTGTTTACAAACATCATGTTTTCTTCAATAGCACCTTGCTTATCAAACTCTGCTAAAATAGCATCAAACTCAGCTAAATCAGTAGCAGCGTTAACACCAGTAACACCAGAAGTAACATTACCTCTAGATTCAATAGCGGCAAATAAACCTTCAGTACCAGAACCACCAGCACCAGAATCAGCAGAACCTCTAATTTGTTTATCAGCAAAACCAATAACAGAGTTAGCAACTGTTTTTTCAGCTTCTAACATTGCCATTTCTAAGTAATCTGTAAATCTAGCTCTAGTATCACCTTCAGCTTTTAAGTACCATAAGTAACCGTTTTGACCTTCTTCACCAGAAACTTCAACCCAACCAATTTGAGAAGCATCAGATCCAGAGATCTCATAGTAATCTTTCATGATAATTGGTTTGTTGCTGAAAGATTTGAATGTAGGCTCTAAAGCTGTTCTTCTTTCAGAATTATGTGTACCAGTAATATCAGAGTAAGATTGTCCTTTACCATACTCAGAACCTACAACTAATAATATAGATCCATCAGCAGTTGTAGCGTGACCAGCTAAAGTAGCTTTGTCATAAGGTTCAACTGAAACAACAGCTGAATCTGGAGTTTCTACTACTAGACATTTAGTAACGATACCAGCACTTGCAATAAGCACTATATCATTAACTCTAACACCATGAGTAGTAGTCAACGCGTTACCATCAATATCTTTAGTAACTGTAAACGTACCATTAGTATCACCAGCTACAGCTACCGTACCTTGGTAAGATAAATGTAACCTTCCTTGCTCAGACCATACAACTTGATCAGCTGTCATAGCCTCTTCAGCTCCTACTTGTGAAAGAAATCCTGAGATTGTTCTGTTTCCAAAAACCTCAGCTTCTTTCTCCATAAGATCTGGTAAATATTGTTGTGCCCAACCAGCAGTTGTAGCACTTGTAAAATCGATGTAATTTGAAGCTAATGTTTGTTGCTGTGGAGCTAAAACACTATTCAAACTACTTCCTGCAGTAATTGCCATTTTTTGTAATTTTTAAATTGTTATTTATTATTTTTAATTTTAAACTTAAAATCAGAAGCATCATCACCTAATACTTTAAACTTCATACCACCTGCTTCAACCTGTCCATGACTTTGTCTTGGATTCATATTTATGTTTTTGGATTTAGCAACACTATTTTTCATAGCATCGGCCTGTCCTTGTTCATAAAAGTGTCTCGCAATAGCATCAGCATTCATTGCTGTGTAAACAGCTTTGTGATAACCAACAGGATCTTTTAAACTTAAATCTTTTTCAAAAAACTTTTTATTAAAATTAGTTAAGTCGCTTTGTGTTGTTTTAACCTGTTCAATGTTATTAATATTAAATCTGTATCTTTTATCACCGACGTTGTATTCAAAACCTTTGAATTTGTCGTTAAAAACATTATCTGTTTTTTGCTTAAAAGAACTACGATTTTTATCAGCCATTTTTTTTGCTGCCTCTGAATCTTTGTTATATCTATTAAAGAAATCTATAGCTTTTTGCTGTTCTGCTGTGAGTTTTGATCCAGCTTTAATTTCTTCATAGTATCTAGACTTCTGCCCGTCTAGATGGGCTCTAGCGTTGGCAACTTGCTCTTTTAACGCTAATTTTTTTCTCCGTATATCTCTTTCTTCATCAACTTCTTCATCGTAAGAGAACGAATCTTCCATAAGGAAGTTAATTTCTTCATTATTTAAATGAGGTTTTGTTTGCCTATAATATTCATATAATAAATTTTGATCATCTAATTTAGAGTAATCTTGATTAAGCTTAACATAGTCATTTAAATCACCACCAGTTTCTTCCATAAAGTCCATTAACTTTTGGATATTTTCTGGTATTGGTTTTCCGGTAGCTTCTGCTTCGGCAACAGCTTCTTCTATTTGCTCTTGAGCTTCAGCAACTTCTTCTTCAGTAGAATCTTCAGTTATTTCTTCTAATATTGGAGTTTCTTGTGTTTCTGCTTCCGGTTGTACTTCTTCTTGTTTTTGTGGGGCGTCGGCATTTTTAGACTCTGCAACCACTCCGCTGTCGTCAGTTGAACTTGTTTCAACTTTTGCGGTTTCTTTTGGTTCTTCATTTTCTTCTGGTTTTAATGGTTTATTTAAATCAACCTTTATAACATCGTCATTTCCAGCGGATTCAAATTTACTTTCATCAACTTTAGGCGTTTCTTCAACCTGCTCAGTTGGTTTTTGTGTAGTTTCTTCAACTACTTGTTCATTTTTCTCTTCCATAATATAATATAATAATAATTAATAATTTCTAACTAGGTTCAAAACTTCCTAAATCAAATCCGCCACCCAATACATCATTACCTTTAGATTCAAAGTTTTTAGGTGGTTTATTCATTTGTCTTTGATCTATAAGTTCTGATTGTTGTGAATTTCTTCGATCTATAAGTTCTGATTGTTGATCTGCTTGAATTCTTGTTCTAGCATCTTTTCTATCTTCTTTTTGTGTTTCTTTAGCGGCTAAGACTTGAGCCTCCATTTGCTTTAATTGCATATTCATTTGAAACTCTACCTGCATTAATTGCTTTTTAAACTCTGCTTCTTGCGCCATCTTCTGTATATCCAATTGAGATTGTTGCTGTGCTAATTGCGCTTTAGTCTCTGTAATAGCTTGATTCTTTTGAACCTCAGCTTGAGCCGCGGCTTGAGCTGCCTCAGCATTAGATCTAGTTTGTGCCTGGATATTCTCCATTTGTAACTGTCTATCTCTTTCTTGTTTCTTTCTTCTACGTATTTTGAGTAATTGATTAGCTAATTTAATATTACGAATCTCTCTAAGATCGATGGCGTCTTCCAATTCTATACTCTGCTGTTGAAGAGCCATTTGAATGTTATTTTCTAACATAGCTTTTTCTTCTTCGTCTGGCTGTAATTCTAAAAATATTCCAAAATCATAAAGATGTAATTCAGTCATTTCTTTTAACGTGGCTACATTATGAGCACCAATAGCTTGAATAAAAGCGTCTCTAGTTGGTGAATACTCTATAATATCTGATATTCTAAGAGATAAACACTCCGCTGTTTCCGCAGTTAAATATAACCCTGCTTGTAATATATGTCTTGTCGCGGTATTACTATTTGCTGCGGCTAATTTTTGTACCCCAACTAAAGCGTTGGAATCAGGAGTACTACCATCCCTCGCCTCGTTAAGACCGGTTACATCTCTTATCATTTGCAAATAATAATTATAATTACCAATAAGAGCTTGCATTTTATTACCCCCACTACCAGACGTTATTTCTTGAATAGGTACTTTTCCTGGATTCATATCGCCTTCTGACGTAAAGCTTCTTCCTATTACAGAACCAGTTTGAAAGAACATATTTAAAGCTTCCTGCGGATTATAATTTGTACCATTACCCAAATCAACCTCAGCCAAACCATCAGCGTCAAGATAAACCCCATCTGGAACCATTCTAGACATTACTTGCTGTAATTTAAGATGAGTTAATTGTATCATGTCAGCAAAACCCGTTATACGTTTTACTAACGAATCTATTTTACCATCATATATACGTGGTGCTACAACGGCATAATTCATTTTAACCTTAGTATAATCACTTTTTGGTCGCATCATATTTGACGCCATTTCCCATTTAAGTAATTTTTCAGTACCAAGAATCATTGCTCCCTCATAAAGACATTCTATAGATCTTAATAATCTAAAATAACCTCCTTCTTTGTTCTGCGGGGGATTAAATGAATCATCTTTAGATATTATTCTTTCAGATCCACTGGCAGATTCTTTTACTTTATAAACTTCGTTCATATATGTTTTGTAATTGAAATACAAAACTTGAATAGTGTTGTTGTCTTCTTTTTCCGCTGAATGTCTTGTGTTATAATTGCCTCTATTGTGAGATTTATTTTTCATTATATCATCAAGATCTTCTCCAGATAAATGTGGAAATTGTTTTGCCAATTCATTTACTGGTATAGATTTAACTTCACCAACGTAATATATATCATCAAAATATGGGGAATCTGTATACGAATATACTAAATTAGCAGGATCTACATAATCTATAACAACTCCTTCTGATGTATTAAAAGAGGTTTTCACAGCACCAATACCAAGAACTGTTAAATCATGATAAAATCTCTTTTTAATCAATTCATATTTATTTCCTTCAAATAACATGGTTAGCGCTTGCTCTTCCGCTAATTCAACAGCCTGCTTGTAGTTTAATTGCATATGTATGCCTAATTCCTCTTCGTTTTCAGGTAATTCTGACATTCCCGATTCTCGCATATCAATTCCAAACTTAGCCTCTACTTCCATGTCAAATTCTTGCATTGCCATGTCTCTCATTATACTCTCCATGTATTCAGTTCTTTTTTCAACACCATTAGGAGATTGAGAATAAGCTTTTATATCATAAGTTCTTTGAGCCAAACCATTTACTACTATATCTACAAATTTAGGTATAATTGGCACAGGCTTCCAATCTAAATTAAGATAGGACAAATCACCATTTATAGATAACTCATCCTTGTATTTTTGTATTGATTGCTCGCCTCTTGCGTACAATCGTAGATTATGAAAACTATTATAATTAGTTTTATATTTACTTACACTTCGGTTATTATTAAACCATTCTGTTTCTATTGCTTTAGCTACTTTCAAACCATAATCATAGCTAAGCTTCTCAGCGTCACTTACAGTTTGACTCGGGAAATAACTTTTAATGCCAGACTCTGCCATATTTATTATTTGATTATTTGTGAATTAAATCCAGTATTACTATACTTGGAAATGTTTATGTTTAATTTAGGTTTTTCAACCTTAGCATTTGGCGCATATAAATGTCTATTGTTCGCCATAATGGCTAATCCAGAACTTATAGTTGCATCATGCTTAGTTCTCTTAGTGATATCAAATCTACTCCAATCATTCAATAAATCATTAAAGTATAAATCACCAAATGTTCCATCTTGCTTCATACCAACATGATCTTGAATATACATTTCGATTGCAGCAGCATGAGCTTGTTTTATATCTTCGCTTGAGTTAGGTATACCACCAACTTCTTTTTCCGCTACAGATAGTTTATTCCAAACCTTATCAGGCCTATTCATACTAAAACCTCTGTAACCTCTTCTTCTCAAATAGTAAAGAAGTCTTGGTTTATTATTCTCTGCTAGTATTGGCATACCGTAAAATACTAATGCCATTAATACATCTTCGAAGAATATTTCAGCCGTAGGTGGTCTTGATAAGTATTCTAAAAAGAAACTATTCGCGGGAGCGTCCTCCATACTAAACCTGGTTAAGCCATGTAATGCTCCTTTAGATCCTTCTCCATCTACGGTTCCTGATATATCATAAGAGTCACAACCAAATGCTCCCATGTGTTCATTACCAGGATATTTTATACCATTTTTAAGTATTACTTTATTTTGTAATTGTTGAGGTGGAACCCAACTAACCTTAAATCTACCTTTTGGATCTGGATAAAATATTACTTGCGAATCTTTTACCCCATTAACCCATTGAAAATTACCTGTTGTAATACCTAAAGTTCTTGTCATTTCCTCGTTATAATCTATTTGCTCGTATATCTTTATTAGATTAAAAATCGAGTTTTTAGTTTCATCTCTAAACGCGTGTTCTTCTGTTCTTGGGAATTGGCGGTAAAATTCATTTAAAGCATCTTGATCATCTTTTAGCCCATCAACTTCGTTTTGCCAATTATCTATTACACCTACATCTATTAATTCACCATCCGGGGCGAGCACATCGACGTCAGGAGTAGTGAATACTGGAATTCCGTACTCATCAATAAATCCTTCATAGTTCCATTCCATTGGGATAAACAAAGAGTATAAACCAGATTTCGTCTGGCCATTTCTATTTCTCTTAGTGACATCTGATGCATTATATAGTTTTTTGAAATTATCTCCACCTTTATCTAGGGCGTTGGAAGTTGAACCCATCATACATTTACCAACTATTCTACTACCTAATCTTAAACATGTTTTTGTAACACGCCAATTGTTTAATATATTATCTGGTCTTTCCCACTTACCACTTTCATCATGTACTAATAAAGCTAATTTTTCACCATCATAGCTATTATCACCTGTATTTTTCCAATCTATAGTTGTATCTAGTCCCTTTATATCTTCCAATTTTTCGTTAGCTGTAATTTTTTTTCTCGTAAACTTGCTAGCTGGAACTCTATATGCTAATTCAGATTTAGGACGATCCATACCATCTTGAATAGGTTTAAAGAAAAAAGGATAGT